TCTTAATTCACCTATACTATTAGGAAGAGGTTCTCCTTCACCATCCCAATCTTCACTCATAGAATTAAATGTAGTACCTATGGGAGTAGTAGTTCCTCCTCTATCTCCTACATGAACGTTAGATGTACTTAATTTTTGTAATAAATCTAAAAGTAAATTTAATAATTTATCCATTAATGCTTGGTTTTTTAAACCTAATACCGCTGGTTCTGTTGGGTAGTTTTTTGGTCTACCTTCAGCTGTGTCCATACCTATAAAAATATTAGGAGCATTTATCATTATATAATTTTTGGTATTTTTGGTATCGTCAGCTAATTCTCCCCCCTCTGGATATAGTGTGTTTAAATGAATACTACCATTTGTACTTAAAGAAAGAAAATTATGTGAAAACATATGTATGTCTCCTCCTTCATAAGTTTGAGCTGATCCTTGTGCTTCTTGTCCACTAAATTGTAATCTAGCATTAAAAATTAATCTGTCTGCGTTTATTATTACTTGTTTACCCTGATAATCATTAGGATAAATGGGTGTTAATATAGGATTAGTACCACTATCTTGAATTCTACTAAATTCATCTGTGATGTTTTTTATATTTTCTATTTCTCCTGGTAGTCTTGCCATTATAATTTTATATTAAACTCCATTTTCCTGGATTTTTATCATTTAATTGTTTAAGTACTTGTTGGGCAGCTGAACTATAATCACTTGAAGTTGCTCCAAAACCTGGTACAGTTACCCAATTTCCACTATATGTATAACGTTTATTAACATCAGGATTAGGTACTTGAGGGATAGAATTATCTGAATCTGCTTTAAATAAATAAATTGCCTTATTATTACTACTTCCAAATCTTGATTCATATGACCCATATAATCCGAAATCTTCATGAATATAAGCTGCAGATAATAATTTATATCTAGATGATGATACAGTGTCTATTTGCTTCCAACTACTACATACAAAAGGAGTATCAGAAATTGCTTTTACTGTAGCACTCCATTTACTACATTGATTAGCTTGATGAAAACTACAATTACCACAATTAATCATACCCTCAGTTCCACTTCTATATAGAGGGGATGTAGATGCTAATCTATATGATGAAGGTAAATTAGGGTCTATATATTCTGCTTCTTCTGATTCATTATCTTTTTGATATTGTTGTGATTCTTCTGTGTTTTCTTCATTTAATCCTGCTTCTTTTTCAGTTATAGATTCTGGTTGTGTTTCTGTTTCATCAATAGTACTATCTGTTGTTTCTTCAGTAGTCAATTCTGTAGGTGGTTCTTCATCGTCTGATTGTATAAAATCTACTGGGGAATCTAAAAACTTTTTTGCTTCCTGATTAGGGTCTTGAGGTATATCAGCGTTTAAACCAAAAGAATACCAACAATCGGGGGCTGCTATTATTAAATTGTCTATTTTTTGGTTTGAAGTTAAATAAATAGATGAAGCATCTAAATTAATATCTTCAACTGTGGGTACCCAACCCATTTCATCTAACCCCTCTGCTTGACCATTTCTAAGAATAGTAATAGGATCTCCTATATCTCCCTTAGCTCCAGTAGACCAATTATTTGATTGAGAGATAGGGATTGATTTATCTCTAGCTGTTGCACCAAATCTAAGTGAATTGCCAAATCTACCTTCTACTATATGATCCCCCTCATAGGGTCTTAAAGGTTTTATGTTTAATCTTTCATTAAAATATTCCCCCAAAGCAACCTCATAATCTAAATCGCCGTCTGTTGTTCTTCTTAATAAACCTGCTTGAGCATAATTTTCATTTTTTCTTATTTCTCCTAATTTATTTTCTTCATTATAATTTTCTAAAGCAGGTAAAGTATTATGATGGGGATGGTTCCATAAATTTATAGGAGGAAAATAATAGTGCATTTCTGCAGAATCCGAAGAGGGACTTTCAAGATAATCCTTACCAGTAAGAGTTATAATAGGAACTATTTCGTTTATTAAGGGATAATATTTTAAATGAGGAAATAATGGTTTAGCTACACCGTCCCAATAAGGTACTGTTACTTTTTCATTATTAGTAGTTTTTTCTTTTGATGCATTTTTTTGTTTTATTTTAGTAAAATAAATTAATCCTACTGCATCATAACCTCCCCATTCTGCTGCTTCTTGTGTAGACCCATCCAGTATTATTCTTTTTACTTTACCTGGAACTAGATTACGAGCAGTTCCACTATAATTTTGATTTCCTGATCTTTGATTATTAGTTACTGTTGCCATCTTCTTCGGGAGCTTCTATTTGTTTAGGTTTTTCAACTGTTTTGGCTATTTCTTCAGCCACATCCATTAATTGGTCCATTTCATCAGCTGTTAATAAACCACCATCTCCACTTGAAGCTGTTCCTGTTGATAAACGTTGTACAATAGCTGCCATTTTAATTAGTTGATCATCGTTTTTAACACTGATTTCCATATATTCTTTGATTAAAGGTACTACTACAGTAGCGTCACCTAAAGATTGAACTAAAGGACGTAATTCAGCTATTAAAGATGCAAGTTGTTTGGCTTTTTTCTTTTGATTACCGTGAATTTCTTTTAATAAATCACCAAAAGATTTATCATCAAATAATATTTGGTTTAATGAATCCATATTGTTTTGTTATAAATATGGAATTTTTAGACTCTTACATAACCTGTTTCGGCATACTCCATATATAATTTCTTATATTGTTTTTTAAGTATTTTTGTCACTTTAGTAATTGTAGGAGTTTCTACATCTGTTATTTCTCTTATATAAATATAGAGTGCTTTTTTATTAAAAATTTCTAAATTTTCTCTACGTTTAAAGAGTATATTAATAGCATCAGCTACTTTTCTATCTTTATCTTTTTTAAACATAGTAAACATGTGTTTATCTATATATTCTGTAAAATAATCTATAAAATCTTTTATATCTTGTTTACGTCCATCTCTACCTAATTGGTGTAAAACCCCTTCATCTTCATCTGCTTTTAAAACATCAACTTTGGCTTTTTTCTTTTTATAATTGTTATTATTATATAAAATAAGATAATTTTTACCTACAATTGAAAAATAACTAAATGCTTTGGTTCCTTTTTCTGGTTTAAAATAATCTAGTTTTTCTAAAAGAAAACAAATTACTTCATGTTTTAAATCTTCTAAATCATCTACTTCTGTATAATAGAATTTAAATGTATGGATTAAATTTTCAGCTAGTTTATAAAATGGATAATGTATTCTTCTTGCAAATATGTTATCTCTATCATCTTGGTTAGAAGTAGCTAAATATTCTTTTATAGCTGCATCTGTATCTGGTGTAAAATACTGTTTTTTTGTTCTTTTTCTTCCTCTTTTTTTAGGTCCCGGCTCAAGAGAACCAGTAATCACTGGTTCTGGGGGAGGAGTAGGGGCATACTTAAGTTTGTTTGACATGTGGTTTTTACTAATTTTTATTTAAGGGTAAACTCGTTTAGAGCTTCTTGTATTTTTTCTACTTCTTTAAAGAAAAAACCAATTTCATCATCTGCTACAAATGAACCTTTTTGATCTAATTGTTTTAATCTTTGATCACAAGCAGTAATAGCTTCACTTTGTTTTGTAATAAAATCTTCTAATCTTTCTGTTTGTTTTAGTAAATTTCTAATAACAAAAAAAGAAATCGTTATTACTAATGTTAATATAATACTAAGTGTAATCATATTTAATCTTTAAAAAACGAATCAATCACACCTAATGTTGCTTTTGATAAGTTTGGGTTGTTTGCTGTATTTATTTTTTTAGCTGCTCTAAGTGTTTTATCACCTTTAGTAGCGTTTGCTGGTTTAGATGTAGATTTAGGATTTGCTGAATTATTCCATAGTTCAAATTCGATTTGAGCAGCCATATGATCTGCTTGGTGCATTAATAATGGTAAATGTGTTCTTAATCTGGTTTCTTTTTGACCAGACATAAAGTAAAACTTATTTGATTCATCATATAAACCATCATGAATTTTAATTGTAATAAATTCATTTTGAGTTATTTTACAACCAATTTCCTGTAAAATAAATAATGAACGTTCTGGAACTTTCATTGCTGGAATGTCCGTGTTAAATTTATACATTTGGCCTAATTTATCCATATGCCATTGTGAATCATTTGGTTGATAATACTCGCCTTCTTGTTGACCCATCTTGCCTAAATCATGGAATAATGCTGCAAAATGCATTTCTTCAACAGTATATGTGGATATATCACCACCCATTGATTTCCACGTTTTATATAATTGATTTGCACAATCATACACACGTAAAACATGGTCAGTGTAACCACCTGCAAATGCTGAATGGTGCCAATTTTTACTTGATGCGGGCATCATCATCATTCTTTCTTTATACTTGTCTAAAAATGGTAATAGTATGTCTGTTCTTTCTTTTGAAAAACATGTTCCTATTACACTTACATAACGGTCCCAATTTGCTTGGATTTTTTCTGCTGATAACATAACTTTATTTATTTTTAAAACATTCCAGGACCATTAGCTGTCCCTCTAGATCCTATACTGTTTGTTTGTGATATAGTAACTATGTTTTGTAATTCTTCATATCTTTCTTTTAACAAACCTTCTTCCATAAACCGAATTGCTTCTTTATTTCTATTCTGTTTAATTAAATTTCTTAATTGTGCTAGAGCTTGATCTAATCTTTCCATAGCAATTTTTACTTGTCCTTCGTAAGCCATAATTTATTTTTTAATTCGTTTAATTGTAATATTTTTTTCTGGTCTATCCAAATCTTTTTTGCGAGGTTTTTTTCTTTTTATCTTTTCTGTAGTAGGATAATATTCCTCTGTCCATTTTTCAATGTTTCTAATTTTCATTTGTATATTTTTCGTATTGTAAATTACACCAAACCATATTTTCTTTTAACATTTTTTTACGATCTGGTGGTATATTAAGAAAGTCTGTAGTCTCAATTAAAAGACCTATTGCTAGTATACGAGTTAAATCAGATTTAGCCCCTTTTTCTTGTATAATAGATTTTAATAATTCAACACTCTTAAGATATTCATCTTTTTTAACTTCTGCTAGTGATTGTTGTTTTTGTAATTCGTGTTCTTTATCATTATCATCAAAGAACGACATTATGTTAGTACCGGAGCGATGTATCGATTTTAATTCATCGGCTTTTTCCATCCGCTTCAGTGTTTCTTCTATGTTTTTCGGGTTATACTGTGTCATGTGTTCGGTGTTGCGGTCCGCCGTTTCGACCTAAAAACCCCTACAGTAGTAGGATAGTACTAATATTTTAGGAAACCAAATTATTTTAACCAAGTAATTTATCAAATGAAACATA